CGAAAGAACAGGACTTAAAGATACACCAAAATGCGCCATAATCTGACCACGGGCATCCTGATCAGCAAATTGAGATACTTCACGGTACTTTTGTACAGCCTCTGCCATACGGAGCTGGAGTATAGAAAAAGAAGAGCCTAATCCAGCAACCTGTTGTGCATAAACACCGTATTTAGTAGAGGGAGAAAGTATACTTGTAGTACGCATTTCCACAGGAGAATCAGCAGAAGGACTAGAACTACTAACAGCAGTTAATCCGGCGCGAACCTTACCGTCTTTCAAATCAAACAATCCAACAGGGAAGGTTCCTTCAGATCCAGAGGTATCCACGATACTTACATCACCAAGTTGAGAATCAGGCATTACACCCATGAACATGTCCTTCGGCCAATTGGCGTAACGAAGAGTAAAAAGGTTATCATCGGAATAATACTTCTCTGCAAGAGCTGTAGTAGTCAAAGATGCAAGAACATTTCCTCCGGAATACCAATCAAAATTGTAAGTGTAAGGCTGGTTTTTTTCCCACTGAGTAAAACGGAAAAAGTCAGCGTAAGCTTTTTGATAAGCAGCAAGGGGGAGAATGTGAAATGAAGTCCAACCGTTAGAAGAAGTATCTGAACTACGAAGATCCAGAGAAGGCGAAAGGCCGATACTGGATGATTTTGTCACAGTAGCATTAGCCGGAAGAAAATTACCATATCGAAGATACATTAATAACTTTGCCGACTGAGTTAATGAATTGAATCCAAGAAAATTAGAAAAATCCTTAGTACTATCGTAATAAAGGGCATTAATACCATTCAAACTTGAATAACCGGCACCACTAATGGTAGTCCAAGGAATGTCTGTAGTCACAATTTTGTTTGAAGATAGTCCAGTAGCCTGAACAGGATTATCCTGCATTTGCATCAAGGCAGTGGGTAAATTCTTGTTAATCAGACGAAGGGGTACAAAATAGAAATCCAAGTACTCACGAATACGAGTATAAGCAGCCGTGTTCAATGGCTGAGTACGAGTAAAAAGCTGGGTTTTAATTTTAAAAGAATCACCAGGATAAACAATATCCCAGAACACAGGGAGTAGCTCACCAGCCTTACTGGTGAAACATACCCTATTAGATAAGTCGAAACCGGAACGTCTGGGATGATTTTTCACGGCCGACATATTAAATAAGCTCATTAGAACGGAATTTTAAATTGTTTTGGTTTATCGCTGCATGGCAAATCATTCATTCGGAAGATATCTCCAAAAAAGCAATCAGTATAATACAAAGGATCAAAAGCATAATCAAAAACTTTGTTTAATATATTCATTTTTTTAGTCAGATCGACCACATCACGTGCATTAACAAAGGTTGTAGCTACCAAAAAATACTGATCCTCAATAAAGGTATCAGAATTATGTTGATAAATATATACTTTATATTTCGCCATGATTTCTATAAGATTGTTTAGTAAATATACCTACAGCATCATTAATTTCTCTGTGTTTTATACGTTTACGAATCTCACTGTGAAGTTTATCACGACAAAGACTTCCGTAATCCGAATCTACGAATCGTTTGATTTTTTCTTGTCTTCGATCCCAAAAAATATCCGACCAATCGCTCTCAAAAGCTTCAGAATCATGGAATAAATCTTGGAGACTTTTTCGTTCTCTTTCATTGTAAAAATTAATTGAATTTTCGAGTGATTTTTTAATTAATAAATAGTCTACTCGTGTTGACAACAATGTGTAACCAATTCCATTAAGAAACAGTTCAGATTGTCGAAGAAACATATACAACCGAGAATGGAAGCTCCGCACCTCGGAAGGTTCTCCCTGAATTATTTTCGTATAATCGAGCTTAAGAAAAGAGAGAATACGGTGCAAAGGATAGTCAGATTCTATAAACTTAGCCGCAGCAGAGGGACCTAAGTCCTGTAAGTATGCATACATTATTCCGGGAGACTGGAACAAGGTCGCCTTCTGGAACGCGGGTCTTTGTTTAAAGTTTCTAGCATATCGTAATATCTCTGTAAGTTCATGAATATCGCTATGTCTACGTAAAGCGGGTCTATAAAAGCAGGTATCGATAATCGTGCGCCATGGGAATATAATGGTATCAAAGCCATTGTACGGCAAGCTCTTTCCATTAAGGATTTCATCGAAGTCACCCGATTGAGCTTTCTTAATCGAAGACTCGAAAAAAGAGTATCCGAACTTATTTGAAAATCTTGCGAAAGGCCGAATAGCACGAATTTCTTGGATATGTAAGGGAATAGAACTAAAGCTGTTAAGATACGAGCTAACGTAGTCTTCAGCGTCGCCTCTCGAGGCAGAGCAATCGACACGTCCAAATCTCCAACATGAACTCGCAATTCTGATAATATTCGTCGGAGTCAAAGAATAATAAGAGATGGAAATGCGGGCGGAAAGTGACGGGTCCGTACTCGCCCACAATATATGTGTATATTGTTTCATTTATTCCTAATTTAGATATATATTTTCTCACGCGTTTCATATAAAGGGATACGTCATCATGCAAAAGGTAAGGGATACGATCTGAAAGCGCGGGGTATTTACCATTAAACGAAAGATTAGCTTTCTGTGCATAAGAAGTCCAATAATCGCGGTTTACTGAAAAGGAAAATGACCTCACCTTGGGTGATGCAAGACCGCGAATCCTTAACTTATGCTTGGTACCACGATACGTATAAGTACGATACATAGGATTACGATCACGACAATGAGCAGTAATCGCAAGAAAATCAGCATCCAAAGCTTCGATTTCGTATTCATAGTACGGAATATACCTCTGGGCATAAGTAAGAGTGACAAAATATACGTGACGAGAAACCAAAGATTGCGCATGAACTTTATTCTGAGAAAGAATCGACTTATTAAAACGACAAGCAGGACATGTTCCGCAAGGAACCATAATCAATTCACCAGTATACGGATTTTTAGTCTGTACCTGATGCTGACACATTGAGAAGACTTTTTGTATGAATTCCTGTTGGTTCATGTCCTGTAAAATTCAATCCTTATCGTTACTTAGTAAATAGAGGTTTTCTTCCGGAAAAACGTCAAAAAGCAAAACAGAATTACTATTAGGTCTTGCGTTCTCATGCAGGAAGTGTAACAATTCTGCTTCCTCTACTACATAAATTTCAGGGTCCATCGGGTGTTGAGGATCCTGTGTCTTCGGGTGTTTAAGTACTTTAAATAACATATCTGTTTGTTTTAAAATTGTGATATGCAAATATTCAAAAATTTTTCTGAAACATCAAAATCTTTTCATATTTTCTTCACAATTTTTTTTTTTTTCCTTCGCTGTGCTCTCGCGATACCGGCTCGCGAGTCGGACCCTACGGGTCCTCCCGAGAAAACTTTTGTTTTATTTGCTCGCCTAGCTCGAGCACTCCTACGCGCATTGGATTCTTCGAATCCATTAAAATCCGGTGATCAGCGGTGTCACTTTTGCATATTTAGGATAAAAGGGTTGAATCAGGGAATGGAGAAACCTGATTCCCATTCGGGCAAAAGTGTGGATTTCATAAACTGACTGAACATGACGTAATGGATGTTTACGGGTCAACTCCGTTGACGGCGTGGACCGTGGTTAACATAATGTAAGGGAAGAGTGCCGCAAGAGTAAAAGATATACTCAAGGGCGCTGGGATGTTTACGCGATTCCGCGACACGGACTTTGTCCGGCGCTCTCACTGCGTTAATGGTGTCCTTCGGACAGTGTCAAAGGGCTGTAAAAACAGCCCTAAAAGAACAGGATACAATTATCATAAACCAGATGATAAGGAAGAGGTACGGATTGATGAGGGAAAGAAGACTTGCAATAAAAAGTAACCTTACTATCAGGATAATACTTGCGGAGACTATTTAAAGACGAACGGGGATTATTACCGCTAAAATCATAAACAGGAATCAAATCATCACCTAACAGTAACGTAAAAACATTACATTTTTTAAACACCGAATAAATAGCCTCGACCTTTGCAAAATCAACTCGAAATAACTTGTTTGTTTTCATATCCTTTGTCTTTTTGATTACATTACAAAGATAGCATTTTATTATGCAATTCCAAAGAATATAATGTTAAATAACATTTTAAAATGTTAATCGAGTCAGATAAATTTGAAAAATCCTCCGGTTATAAGCCGGAGGATTGGAGATTAATAAGAATAGGGATTAGGAGTGGATAAACTCCAGCCGTGAGCAGCCTTGGTGGCTTTTTTGGCTGCTCCAAGTTTACCACCTAAATAAAATGTACCAACAGCATTACCTACAGGTCCAAGAATGTCTTTAAGAAGTTCCATTATGTTGTAATATGTAGAATTGTTCTTCCAAGACGACTTTTCACGATCTTTAAAGATTTCGGACATTTGCGAAGCAATGCGAGCAGCATTAGATTCATACCGAGCCTGACTAGCTTTAGACATACCGGCCTGCCAAGCATCATTGTAAAAGCCATTGTAATAAGCACGATTAGCACGATACTCAGCAGCCAGAGCTTTGAACTGATAATCAGCCAGTCTATCAGCCATCCTATTACTAAGCTTCTGACCAACAGCCTGAGCCTCGAGAAGAGCCTGCTGTTTAATCTGGGTCTTTACCTGAGACTCTGAAAGCTTACCAGCCTTATACTGAGCAAAGGCATTAGCAGTTTTCAGGAAAAATTCAGCCTGCTGTTGAGCGGGCATAAATTTATTAACTATTCTCTGACCTTCAGCTTGAAGTCCAAGAAGAGCACCTTGAGCAAGAGCTACTTTAATATCCGTCTCAGTTGAGAGATTTTCCAGACGCTTTTTACGCAAATCAATTCCAAGCAAGTTGGGTGCTTCGTTCTGACGGCCTAACTTATATACATCAGTAAGCCATTCAGAATTACCTCCAATTTTCGACATAATGTCAGCTTTCATCAAATCATCTCCATAAGCACTCGTTAACCTAGCGTCGATACCACTGGAAATAGCACTACCTATCTGTGCTATACCAGAGGCTATATTCTGAAAATCAGCAGTATATCCGGTATAAGCCGGAAGACTAGGCACATGAGAAGCAGTGGCCGGAGAACCAGAACCAGGAGACGACTGGGCGCCGGACGTAGAACCAGATCCGGGATCTATATTCATATTATAGGGATTAAAGCCGGCAGCTTCCATACGGGCACGTTGTGCAGACGGATCATTATATGCGTTTTCACGGTTCCATTGGTCCAAATTCCATTGTTGCGAGGCTTCGCGTTCAGAGGTCTGAAAATCACGATTTTTTAACGCTTCCGAAGCATTAAATTCATTATTGATTTGATTGATCTCTTTAGCGGCTTTAATGGAACGCTTTACAGACTTATTGGACATTCCGGAACCGAGAAAACCAGTCAGAGCAGAAAGGCCACCGGTAGCAAGGGTGGCCGTTCCAGGATCAACTGGCATTATTCAGTAGCTTTTCCAGAATCACCAGTCGCCTCAGACTGCTGATTGGTTTGTATTGATTCCGTGAGTGCATCAAGCTCAGAGCGGATAGAGTCTCCTGCTGATCCAAGGGATTCAATCCAAGCAAGGATTTCGGAAGGAGTTTGTATAAACCGAGATTTAATTGCTGTAAACAATTGTTCGTCTGTATATTTATTATCATACGGAGATTTTTTAGGCTGTATTCCACGAATAAGATTCAGGTACGATTCTTCACCAATCTGGTTACGAAGACGTTCGGCATTCATAAGGAGGTTAACATCTGAAACGTAACGAATTACACCATCATCATCTTTTACATAGCGAAGCATTTCAACCGGACCAACCTGACAATAAATCGCAGACTTCAAAACCCTAGCGGTATCCAATGCAGGAGTTTCAATTATCTTATCTTTTTTTTCTTCTTTTTCCATAATAACAAAAATTACGGACAGCTTTAATGTCCATATACAAAGCGGTTAAAAACTGATCGGTATCGATTGTATCATCACACTTAACATTAAAAATACTATCCAAAACACGGGGATTTACCTTAAAGAAACCATAGTTAAGGTTCAAAGCCAAATTTCCAGAGGAAGTTACAGAAGACTGTAGCCATTTAGATAAATCGGAAAGATTTAACGGAGCGACCCAATTCTTAAGAGTCGAACGGAAAGCACCGAGAACTTCGTCATAACGGGTTTTTACATCGAAGAAACGAGGAAGATATCCCATAGTCTGGGTACGATAATCTACACCAGAAGTCCAGCCAACTTTGTTACTATTTACAAAACGACCAAACTGAATAGTTTGCATACCAATACTATCAAATTCCGGGAACGGAAGGTCGGCAGTATTTGTATAAAGAAGGTTTTGGGGTTGTCCGGTAATTACATAATCCAAAAGAGGTACATTATGATAAATACCAATAATAATACCATACTCATCAAAATTACCAGAAAAACTACCCTGACCGGTACCAACACCTTTACCAGCGATTTCAGCGACATTATCTCCAGTAAGATTAGTATTAACTACTTCCGAAAGATCAATATTAGAACTGGAACCTCCAAGATACACACACTTA